TGGAAGAAAAAACTGATATTACAGTTGATAAACAGGAAAAGCCTTGGTTATTCAAAAAAGGACAGAGCGGCAATCCTAAAGGCAGACCAAAGGGGACTTTTTCTTTGAAAACATATGTAAAGAATATGTTAGAAGAAATGACTGACGAGCAAAGACAAATATTTCTTGATGGGATTGATAAGAAAACAATATGGGAGATGAGCGAAGGTAAGCCAAAACAAGATTTAGATATAACAGCTGAGGTTAAAAGTAAACTAATAAAACTAGATGAATGAAGAAGCAGTTAGCTTTACAGAACTTAGTGGATTCTTCCCTAAACAGAATGAGGCTAAATTAGCTTCTAAAAGGTTTAAGTACACATTATTCGGCGGAAGTGTGGGAAGCGGTAAGAGCAGATGGCTTAGATGGATGTGCGTATATTGGTTAATGGAATATTATGCAAAATATAATATCAAAGGTGTGCGAGCTGGACTCTTTTGTGAAGATTACCCTTCTCTTAATGACCGTCATTTGTCTAAAGTTAAGTTTGAATTCCCCGAATGGCTTGGCAGGTTTAATGAAGCAAAACACGAGTTCACGCTTGCTCCTGAGTATGGTAGTGGTGTTATCGCTTTTCGTAACCTTGATGACCCAGCTAAATATTTGTCAGTTGAATTCGCTGTAATAGCTATAGACGAGATTAACAGAAACCCTAAGACTACCTTTGATATGTTAAGAAGCAGACATAGGTGGCCCGGCATCACTGATGTAAAGTTTATAGCGGGTTGTAATCCTTTGGGTGAGGCGTGGGTTAAGAATATGTGGGTTAAAAGAATGTTCCCGCCTGATGAGAAGGAACAGTATGAGTTTGTTTTCGTTCCCGCTCTCCCGACTGACAATCCATACTTGCCTGAGAGTTATTATAAAACGCTTGAGAGTTTACCTGAGAACCAACGCAAAGCTTACTTAGAAGGAAACTGGGACGCTTTTGACGAGGGAATGGATGAGAAAGGATATATTCGCTTGGTTACAGACAGAGAGTTACAAAGCTTCTTTACTAACACAGGCGAGCATTCAGGTTATAAGATATTAGGCATTGACCCGGCGGCTGGTGGTGATAACAGCGCAATAGTTTTAAAAAGCGGTAACTTACAAGAGATTCTGTTTAACCAAAGACTTCAGAACACAATGGATTTGATTAGTGTGATAATGGAGAAGTATAGAGATTATAAATGTGATTTTATTGTGGTAGATAAAACAGGCGTGGGACAAGGCGTATACGACAGACTTAAGCAATTAGATTATCCGTTAAGAGGCGTTTCGTTTGGCGAGAAGAGTGAGGATGACCAGTTTGGCAACTTAAAGGCTGAATGGCATTGGAGGGAACGTAAATGGCTACTAAGTGGTGGACGATTGGTGCAAAACTCAGGTTGGAATGAATTTGAATATGTAAAGTATAAGAATAAAGACGGCAAGATTATCATTCAACCTAAAGAGGATTTGTTTAGAGAGGGGATTATGAGCCCTAATTGCGTGGATGCGGCAGTGCTTACAATGGTTATAGATGATAGCGCTATTAGAAGCCAGCGTATTATTAAAGCCAATCAAGGCAGGCCGTTTTACGATAAGACCGTTGAAATGTGGACAGGTGAAAAAACGGTAGAAAGATTTAAGTGAATAAAATAGAAGACCAGACAATTAGTTCATTTGAGTTTAATGCGGATGACGGAAGTGGTAAGTGGGAGGGTAAAGAGCTGGGATTTAAGTCAGACCCTTTAACAGATCCGGGCATAGGCAAGCCTATGATACTGAGATATTTTGAGTTTGTTTTTAAACCTGGACTTAAAGAAAAGCCTACTAAACAGCAATTATTTAATTATCATTGGCCACAAATTAGGACTATTTTATGGGGGGATGGACTTGTAGCCAATACTGACGTTGACCCGCGCGTTAAGGTGGGGCGAAAGAAGTATAAGATTATCTTACTTTGTGAACCTAAGTTTAAGACAATGGTAGCGGATAGACCGCAAACTTTACAACAATTATTTAATAAAAAATGATAATACCTGAAGAAGAGGCATCTCAATATAACTTATTTAAACAACACCAAGATAAGTTTATGACTCTTTTAGAAGCTGGCTTATTTGATATTAAAGGCGCATCAGGGACTGTACATTTTGATGGATATGGAAATATACGCAAAGTTGAGTGTACAATGGTAAGGCTTTATACGATAAACTTGACTAATTCACAGTAGCTATTTACAAAAATTTAAATATGGTGTATAATATATAAAAGAGTTCCTAACCGAACAACGGCGGACAAGTCATGATTGATTTGTCTGCTTTTTTAATACCTATGGCTTACGGCGAAAACACTTCAGAGTCAACCGAACTTAAGTATATACAAGAAAGATACACTGAGTCTTTTAACTTTTTACAGGAAAGAAAACGCAGGCAAGTTAAGCAATTAGTTCTTTTAAATAACCTACAAAGAGGCGACCAGAATATAGCGTCTACCTTGCTTTTAACCCTTTTTAACCGCATTCTCTCCTCTTTGTATGATGACAAGAAGCAGATTAAATTTCTACCAGCGCAAAGTATAACGCAGGAACAGCTTAATTCTTACAACATATTGGCCCAAAGCGATTATAACGAGATGGAGAAGCCTAAACTTGATTATGATTGGGCTTGGGACACTCTCTTCTTTGGGCGAGGATATTGCGAAACCTTGAAGTTTAATAAGAGGCGCAAGATAATGGAACCACACATTATAAACCCTTTAGTCTTCGGTTATGACCCTTATTTTGAAGAAGTGCAGGATTGGCGATACTACTGGAAATGGGTAACTAAGAGTAAGGTTGAGCTTAAAAGATTGATTAAAAACGGCACAATCACGGGTGTGGATAAAGTTGAGGACATTCCATCAGGCGTGGATGAATACTTATGGAATTATAAAGTATTAAGAGATGCGGCTAAAAAAGCCGTTGAGCCTGGGTCAGATACCATTAGCGGTGATGTATTTCAGATATTAGAGTTTTACTGTTATAACGACGACGGAAAAAAGAGTGTTTACTGGGTAGATAGGTCGTTTAGTAAGATCTTATGGGAAGAAGAGCTTGATTTACAAGACTTAGATTATGGTGAGGAACCTAAAAAAGACAAAAAGAAAATTGAAAAAGGTTCTAAATGGCCGATTGTAGTTAAAGAAGCGTATAGAGAACCCCATTCCTCCGTAACTTTTTCAATAGCTGACTTACTTGAGGACAAGCACCGAGCTAAGAGCGTTTTACTTAACCTTGCCTTTATAGCGGCTAAGGATAAAGCTAATCCGACTTATTTATATAATCCTGATAAAGTTAAAGATATAACCCAGTTCTTTTCAAGACAAATAGACCAGCACATTCCAGTTGAGGACATTCTTACTGCCGTAGCGCCTTAAAACACTGAAGAGCCTATGAGCGCTGGATTGATTCAGTTTATTTCAATGCTTACCCAAGAGGCTAACGAACCTGTGGGGACTGGAGTTGTTTTACAGCCTCAGAAAAACAAAACCTCTAACACAGCTACAGAGGCGGCGATTACCCAACAGCTTAATGATATGGCGCAGAGTTTACAGAGCAAGATAATGCAATTCGGCGAGGCTGAGTTTTGGAGTCATTGGTTTCACAGATACGCTAAGTACGCAGATGAGTTAAAAGAGAAAATGGCTAACATTGTGGGTGTTAAGGGCGTAACTTCGCAGATGATTGACATGAAAGATTTTAACACAGACTTCCCACCTGGTGTATTGGTTTACTCAGCTAAGGAAGCTGAATACAAAGAGCTAGTCTTAAGACGTGACTTAATGCAGTTATACCCCGCGTTAGTACAGACTTTAGACCCGGACGGACTTCGCAACTTCAATAAGCACGTCTTTTTCCCTAAATTCCTGCAAGACCCTTCATTGATTGATGTTATGTTGCCTAAGACTTTAGATGAGATTAAATCTGAAGATGAGAATGAGATACTTGCCAAAGACGAATACCAAGCGGTCGCGCCTACAGACAATCACACAACTCACATTTATACGCATCAGATGTTGCAGCCAAAGACTTGGGCGTTGTGGTTTCACTTAGCTGAGCATGAGAAAGCTTTAGCTGAACAGAAAGCGCAGGAAATGCAAGCCCAGCAAATAGCTATGCAACAACAACAAATGCAATTACAGTCTAAAATGCAGCCGCCCGTTAATCAGATTAATGTAGGGGCGGAAAAAAGGTCGCCTGTTGCGGCGGCAAGCCCGTTGCAATCGGAAATGAATCCATCTAATAATTTAACAAGTAATCAACAACAATGAAAAAAATAAAGGTTGAAAAAAAAGCGAAAGTTAAGGAGGAGGCTGTGCCAGAAATGGTTAAAGTCTCAAAGGTCGCTCCTATAACTACTGATTTTGGGCGGGAAGATTTAAATGCTTTAGCCGCTAAACTAAATGAGGTAATAGAAAATTTATGAGTTTACAATACGCAAACGCATTACCGGTAGATGCCAGTAGTCAGCCGATGCAACAGTTCCCAGCTCCTAAATTAGCTAAAGCTCGTTATGCTTCCGAGAATTCTTCTACTTCATCTGTAATTAGTGTTACGCATGATACTACTACGCTTGAAGTGGCGGCAGTTGGCGGCGCGGCAGTCTTAAAGTGGATAGCGACAACAAATACAAATCCAAGCGTTATAAGCGCGGCAGCTACAGCTAATTTTGACCATGTTATAAGCACGGGGACTATAAGAAGGTTTGTAGTTCCGATAGAAGCCACAGGAACAAACCCTGCCAGCGTTCAGGGAGTTAACAGATTAAATGGGCTTTATCAAAGGGTAGCAATTAAATCAATCGGTGTGGCAAGCGTCTTGCTCGCTGAATACTAATATGCCAAAAGTAAATGGAAAACATTTCCCTTACACAAAAAAAGGGATGAAAGATGCTAAAAAAGCTAAAGAGCATCACAGCGGTAAAGGAACTAAAGCTAGATTGAATACGGCGGCTGAGAAGCATATGTTTAGGACTAAATATTCAGATTAAAGGTCGAATTAATAATTAAAGAATAAAAAACTTATGTCAATAAGATTACCAATTCAAACAGTGTTAGATTACAATGATTCTGGGAATGTAGGAGCAACTTCTATAGTTTCCAAAACATTTACACTTCCGCAAGATACGGATGAGGTTGTGGTAAAGGTTGCCGCCGCTTCTATTAGCGGGACAGCTCCTTTGGTTGATGTGTTTTTACAAACAACTGATGATGGAGGAACAACTTTTTATGATGTGGCAAATATACGCCCAACTTATACTGTTGTTGCCAGCACAATCGCAGTAAATACTACGACAGCTTTCTTTGCGGCAGCTCCTGTTGTAGGCACAGGCATGAGGTTTAATAGCAGTGTTACAGGTTCTACTCAAGCTTCTTCATTGGGCGTTAATCAATATTCAGGATTACCCATTATGAGTCCTTTGGGAAGAATATCCATTAAATATGGAGGTACTATTGCTACCAATAATGGTTTTCAAGTTCAGGTTAAAACAGCAAGCCAATCTCCTCGTTCTTAATGAATAATTCACTAACAACTTACCTTGAGTTAGAAGAAAAGATTGATAATAAACCGATGCTTCGGCAACGGGAAACTGAGATTGTTGAAATAATTGAGGCAATAGAAAGAATAATAAACTCTAACTATTGGAAGATAATCAGAGAGAAAGTCTATGATCCTGATATTGAGATACTTAAACACCAGCTTATTACGGAACAAGACACCATAAAGCTGTATCGCTTACAAGGTAAGGTAGATTGGATTGATAAGAATTTAGATTTAACTAAATTGCTTACAAGCAAGAAAAATGAATTAATTAATATAAGGAGACAACTACATGGCACAGAAAGTAATTGAACGTAAGGGTGCAGTTTCAGTTCCTTACGTGCATCGTTATCCGCAAGTGATTGGGGGAGTATGCGAGTTTTGCGGAGTCATGGATCCCTCAAAACCATCACAAGTTCAATATACGCTTTGTCCACATTACAAGAGTATGCAATTACAATGTTCTTATTGTGATGAGTCCAAAGATCCCGATGAGGTTATTTATAGGTCAACTCTCAACGTTTACGACAGCCCAATTAATAGCGGTGAGCTAGTCGTATGTTGTGATTCTTTTACCTGCACTGGGAAGCATCAGGCTCGCTTCCAACGCTAATTCTTAGGTTTAAACTAGTCATTTAAACTTAATGTTATTAAGACTAATACTTAATGCAAGGTTCGCCTCTTGCGTTAATGAGGAGATAAAATGGCTGAAGAAATAGATTTGGATCTCGTGGATAACGAGGAAGAGAACATTAACAAAGTCGAAAGACGGATTAAAGATCTTTCCGAAAAGGTAAAACTTACGGCAAGTGAACGCGATGAACTTGCAAAAACTAAAGAAACTTTAGAGCAAGAAAACGCTTCAATTGTCAAGGAAAGAGATTTCTTCAAAGATTTTTCAGCTTCTGCTTCCAAATTTCCAGGCGCTGCCGAGTACCAAGATACAATCAAGGAAAAAGTAATGTCTGGATATACTATGGAAGACGCTACGATAGCAGTTTTGGCTAAAGAGGGTAAGTTACCAAACTTAACTCCTCCTGAACCAAAAGAGTCGCCAGCAGGCGGCAGCGCTACGACTAACGTTAAGAGTGGTGATAAACCTTTAAGCGAAATGACGCAAGAAGAGAAGTTAACACTTTTAAAACAAGCTGAAAGTAAAGGGGATATTTCTTTAAGTTAACCTATAAGGAAGAACTCACGAATATGGCAGTAACAGTACGCGGTACTGGTTGGGGTGGCGCTTCAAACCAGACTTCTGAACTTTTGATGTCGTACATTAGTGACGAACTCAAAGTTTTAGAACCCCAGCTCCAGTACGCGAGATTGGGTTTTAGGCGAGATG